TCTGATAAAGCACATCGAGGAAGCGCACTCGCAGGAGATTGACCTGCTGTACTATCTGATCTATGGCAATCATGGTTCTGATTACTTTGCCGTGTTGTGCGAGATGGCTGCTAACCTCCACACTCCCCTGCGTGACCGTGTGGCTATCTGCCGTGCAATCACTGGGCATTATGAGATGGCACAGGCTACCGGGACAGACCCAGATCCGAACGGCATCCAACCCAATATGCAGATTTTGTATCAGGCGCAGGACTGCGGAGAAGCCGCTGCCATGAAACAGAACGATGCTTATACCATCAATCAAGACAATATTTTGCGCTGATTGTCGAATTATCGCAATTTTTTAAGAACATTTTGTCCACGTTTATCCACTTTTTGTACACCTATCGGGCAAAATCGCCTTGTCTTTTCGTCCCCCATAGACGCAAAATCGACAGGGTTCTCACAGCATAAATAGCGGATTACCGTTAATTTGCAGCTTACGATTGAGCGGGTTGCCAATCCGTCCCCCATAGCACAGGCTTAAAAGTTTTTCATCCACTTTTTGTACACGTTAGAACGCTCTAACTGCGTAGGTACGTTCTATTTAGCAAATATTTTTCTTTGTTTCGTGCAGATTTAGTATACCTTTAGCCCATACATGGTGTACACATAGTTGTTTATTACAAAGCGATAATAACGTATCATCGAATATTTGTGCTGTTGGATAACAAGGTGATTCTCGTTGGAACGTTCTGTGCAGTTTTTGTATACCTTTCCATCCACTTTTTGTCCTCGTTTAATGTGCATAACCTTTGGCGATGCGTTTTTTGCCACATTTCAGCCTTGTATTTATTGGCTTTGGACGCTATTGTTTTCAACAAGAATTGAAAATTCAAGACGTGTGTGTTGAAAAGTGTCTGCTTCTTTGCTATTTAGTAGAAGCTATTTATCTATCTTGTTTAGTATCTTGTTTAATATATGTAAGAAGGTATACCAAATCTGCATGAAGGTATACTAAAACTGCATGAAGGTAGACTAAATCTGCACTGATAGGTATACCAAATCTGCATGAAGGTAGAAATATATGCTTGATAATTCAACCATACTGTGATATACTGGTATCAGTGAATAGAAAGGATGTGAGAGCTTGGGAGATTTGTCGATGAACAATCTCGTGGAAAAGAGTAAGGCTCTTGTATGGGCGAAGTTCAGGGACTACACGGCTGGCGAACTTCGTTTGCTGGAAGTCTACTTGTCGAGAATCAACCCTCGTGACCCCGAAAGCGCAACGGTTCAATTCACGCTGAAAGAATACTGCGACTTTTTAGGAATCCGTTTGAACAGTAAGGATTTGAAGCAGCAGCTTAGACACTTCATTGAAAACACTGTGGCAGTTCCGCTTGAAGGCAAGGACGAATATACGTTGTACACTCTGTTTGCTATGGCACAGATTCGATTTGACCCGGAATGTTTCACTTACATGGTTTCGATTAGATGCAATCCGTTGCTTCAACCTGTATTCTTCGACATTGCCGAGAAGGGCTACGTTCGGTATCGTCTGCGCTACACAGCAAGCATGAAGTCGCAATATAGCATCTTGCTGTACTCGATTCTTCGTGATTGGATGAACATGGGGTCAAAGGGTCACGAAATCAGCATCAAGAAGTTAAAAGAGCAGCTTGGCGCAACTGCTAGTAGTTATGACCAGTTCAAATTTTTCAGAGTGAAGGTTTTGGACGTTGCTGTTGACGAAATCAACGCAATCTCTGACATTTCTGTGTCATACAAGAAGCGGTCTGTTGGGCATAGGATTGTTTCAATCATTTTCGATGTGAAAATGAAGCGTTCAGAGCTGGTCATAGACGTGGATTCTAGCGAGATTGAAACAACACCTTTAAGAGATGCTTCTGACAATGAAAAGCCTGTCAAAAGCCCTAGAAACGGCGCATACGAAGATGTTGACTGGGAAAGCCTGATTCCGGGCGTTGATAGCAAACAGTGTGCCAGCATTGCAAGGTCTGTCGCAAGGCGTTTGAAGTCTGAATACCCGAACATCCGCAAAGAAAAGAAGAAAGATGCTGTTGTAAATATTGTGCAAGGGGCATACGAACAGGCAATAAAAGGGAATCCAAAGGTTGAAGTGCCGGAAGCGTATTTGCGGACGGTTATCAAAGATTCGCAGTTAAGCAAGTTTGCGACATTCGGATTTGATTATCTTGAGTAGTCAGATGCAGCACATACGGCAGAATGAACGCATTGAAAAGAAAGAGTGATAAAATGGCAAAGATTATAGCTGTCGCCAACCAGAAAGGCGGCACAGGTAAGACAACAACAAGCACCTGTCTGGCTGGCGCATTGCAGTTGCTTGGCAAGAAAGTCCTACTGGTGGACTGCGATGCACAGTGTAATGCAACGGACACATACGGCGCACAGACGCAGGATGTGTGTACTCTGTTTGATGTTATGACCCGGCAAGGGACGGTGGCGGAGGGAATCCAGCATGGAGAAATCAGCGACATTCTCCCCTCTGACCCTGCGTTAAAGGACATTGACGAACAGCTTGTCAGTGATATGGGAAAGAACTTCCGACTGCGTGAAGTGCTTGAAAGCGTGTCTACTCAATACGACTACATCATCCTTGACACGCCACCGCAGTTGGGGCTTATGCTGGTAAACGCCATGATTGCGGCAAACAGCGTCATTGTTCCTATGACCCCTGACCGATATTCCATTGCAGGATTGAGCCAGCTTTCGCAGACTATCAGCGATGTTCGCAAGTATTTTAACCCGGCTTTGAAGATTGACGGCTTGCTCCTGAACAAGTATGGCGGGCGTGAAGTGCTTTCAAAAGAAGCGATTGAAGCCTTGCCAGAAGCCGCAAAGATGATGGGAACGCAAGTGCTTGACGTGAAGATTCGTATGTCAATGGGCATCAGAAAGGCGCAGTCTGAACGGCACGGTCTTTTCGTTGGCAGTACGGCAAAATGCACTGGTGCAGAGGATTTCAAGGCGTTGGCAAAGAAGATTGTGGAGGGAGATAAAAATGGCTAAAAAGAAAAACGAAAGCGTTGTGCGTCCAATCGCGCATTGGGAACTGGCGGATTACAGCTATTTGGATTTAGACAATGGTGGCGTACGAGTGAAAACGGCTGGCATTGGCTGTTCAAATTGTATGGCGGTTTTTAGAAAAAGTTTTTTATGGGCAATCAATTTCTGCCCTAACTGTGGCGCACGGATGGAGGCCGTAGAGGAATGAAATCAACCAGCAAAAAATCAACAGGCTTGCTTGGCGGGTTTGATTTCCAGCCTGTTTTTTCGGAACAGACATTAAGCCGAAGTGAGCCAAAGGAAGAAGAAGCAAGCCAAACAAAGCCGAAAGAAGCCGAACAAGAACAGATTAAGACCATTGAAGCCACAGACAGCCATGCACAGCCCAATGAATCACAATTAAGCGATATTAAGCCGAAGCAAGCCAAAGACAGCGAAGCACAGCCAAACGATGCCATAGTAGGCGAAAGCAAGCCGAAGAAGCTGAAACAAGCAAGGGAAGTTCAACGTCTTATCGAGCAGGGCGATGTTTCGGGTGCGCTGGTTGAAGCTGGCGTGACAAAGAAAAAAATCCCGATGCCAGTATCGCATCAGGGCGTTGCAAGCGGCGATGGCAAGCGGTCAAAGCGCATTACTATCCTTATGAGCGAGCAGGAACGGAAGTATATCAACCGTGAAGCTCGCAGACATGGCATGACGATTGGGCAGTTCGTGTACGCTCTCGCTGTTGCATCGGCAGAGGGGAAGATTGAATTGGAAGATTTCTTGGAGGATTGACGCATGGAAGAAAAAGAACTTAAAACGTGTCCGTTTTGTGGTAAAAAAGTAGAATTGAGCCACGATGGATTACGGCAAAATAGAGGCGCTAACTATTATACAACAAAGTGGAAAATTTACTGCCCAGAATGTAAAACCGCCATGATGAAAGAAGATGCGTACTACGAATTTGGGGATGATGGCATTTTTAAGGCGTTGGATGATGGGCGAGCAGCGCTTGTGAAGCGGTGGAACACAAGGCATTAAAAGCTATAAGAAAGGATTAGTATGCGACCGTATAGACCAAAGAAGCGCAGAACCAAAGAGGAACAGGCTAAAATCAATGCGGAAGTAGCTAAGCGGAAAGCAAGGCTAGCTGAAAAGTACAATACCAATACGCAGTATTACAAGGGTATTCCTGTTGAACTGATTGTAAGAGAGGACTACGGTTGCTACAAGGCAAAGCGGTTCAAAATCAACGGAACTAACCAGAACGTGTGGATTCCGAACTGTTATCTTGAAGATGATGGAACAATCAAACAGAACGCCAACATTGATTTTGTGTTCCGTCAGTCTGTGAACCAGCTAAACAAAGCTGGTATCACACAGGCGATTATCGGCATCAAGCGCAAAATGCCCGGAACGGAAACATATAATCTCAAAAACACCATGAAAAAAATCGGAGATAAAGCTAGAGGATAGAACAGGCAGCTATCGCCCATTGTTAGGAGATGCGGGAATCGTCACCCCGCCTAGCTTTTTCAATAGAAAACCCCTGTGTAGTCAGAGCGACTGCACAGGGGTTTGTTTTACTTATCAGCAATGCAATCCCAGTAGAGATATGCCTTGCCATCTACGGCATCCGTGTCCTCAAGAAACGCCTTTGCCATGTCAGCGTAGAAGCCCGGAGTATCAACGGACTGGCGTTTTGCTACCTGACAATAATCCGAGTACATCATGTTCATAACAGCCCAGAAATCGTTCGGGTCGCAGTTGATGTTACGCTGTTTAGCGATTTCCTGCGTCTGTTCGAGCGTCCAGTGACAGCCTTTTGTACCGTCAGCGTTCATCATGTTGTCGCACCATTCCTCTGCTTCATCGTGCGAGAGGTGAGGGCGGGGCATCTTGATAGAACGGCTGTCAGCACAGCCATGCTCATACTGCCCAGCAGATTTGTTCCAATCGCCAGTCTGCGAGAAGCCAATCTGCGGCATCCTGCGGTCACGGTATTCTACGTCAGGATAGCGGGGCTTGGAGTAGGGGTCGATGTAGCGGTTCTCTTCCTGCGGATAGAACGGATAACGGTCGCCATTCTGTTCCAGCTTGCGCAGACGGCGTTCCATCTCACGTTCACGGCGGTCACGTTCTTCTTCCA